GCCTCGGCCCATGAAACTTGAACACCGTCAATATAAAGACCACAATCGGTTCCTTCTTGGATCCTCGCAATATGATGCCACTCATTATCCGTGATCTCAATGTTGCTTGTCATCGTCGAGCATTGCTTAACTGCGTGGCTTTGTAATCCTATACCTTTGACATAAATGATATCCCATCTCCACGAATTGTGAATCGGAAGACCTACAAAGAATGAATTCTGATGAAGTCCTTGTGCATCATAATCGTGGAACTTAAACCAAAAATCAACTTCCCATCGTGCATACTTAGAATGCATTATCTGAAAATCTTCTGACTTAGGGATCGTGACATATCCACCAGTATCGGCAGATGCAGTATTCACCGTCATCGAACTTACACCACATTTATAAGTGAGTCCGTCTTGCTTTATACCATTGTGTGAAACTGGAGTATGCCGTCCTAAGAAATCTATGAAGGTCGTATTGTCGTGGCCTCCATCCATTCGCATCTCTAACTTAGGTCCGAATGTAATGGCATCTCTTAGCTCCCATGTTGAATATATGAGTGGACCAGTCTGATCTCCAATGAAAGTAAGGCCAGCCTCTGTTCCAGCAAACTCTTTAAACTTTCCACGGAATGAGGATGAGAACAATTCAGTATATCCAGGAGTCAGCATTGCAGTGCCACCAGGATTCCACGACCAATGCATTAGCCATGAGTAATCGTATAGTGTCGTTATAGATGCTGGTGCCAATGTTGATCCATAAGGTGTGTCCTCTGTGTATTGATCGATTACACCTCTTACTGGCTGATCTGGATCGCATCCAAGCATTATCCCATAGTAATGATCGACTCTTCCACTGGCTGGTGCCCATCCGACATCATCAAAAGTAAATTCTTGGAGTGTGTCATGAACACCATAGATATACCACATCGAGAAGGTTATATACTCACCAGTCTGTCCAATCACATTGTGACTGGCAACTTGTGTCCACTGTGCTCCAGTAGCAACATTATAAACAGTTAGTGGTGGACAAAATCTAGAAACATTGTCGGCTGGATCTGGTTGATTCCACGGTGGATGCGTATAAAGATGCATAAACATAAGCTCTCCAGCCACACCAGCACCAGTCCCCATTAGCTTTGGAGATGTGCTCATGGATCCTCCGACTGAACTTCCTCCACTCCATGGTTTTGCACTTATGCTCATCTTACATACCCTCCTATTGAAACCTCTGGCATGATCGCTCCTATCGTAATAGGAAGAGGATCAACTTGCCTATAAAATACTCTACCACCAGATCCGAATCCACCACCTAAAGGAAGACGGACATCCCCAGTGAACAGCTCTATCTCGTCGATGTTTTGACCAGAACATTGATTGATCGCATCTTGTGTGAATGCATTCCAGAGATCATCTTCGTTTGGCCCTATGTAACCACCACGGCTATCGTGCAATCTAAAGGAAACATTGTTTACCTTTGCTTGACGGCCCTGGATCGAATTCTTATCCTTTAAAGGAATTGAAATGTTTAGTGTTTCCAGATCTGCATAGAACGGCAATCCTATCTGGACCACTGAATAATACGATGGCAATGTTACTGATCCGTTCTCAACTTCCATCTGATCGAGTACCTCTCCATTCGCTAATATAGAAACTGTCTGACCTTCAATGTGATCAAGACTTGCAAAGTTTATTGTTGCCTCTCCACAATACGCACACGGATAATGAGAATCAGATAACGGTGTCGAAGGTGTAGCACTCGGACTGCTCGACGGAGAAGATGATGGCGAGACAGAAGGCGAGCTTGAAGGCGATACTGATGGACTGCTCGATGGTGACACCGACGGAGAAACCGAAGGACTCGTTGATGGCGAGACTGACGGAGAAACCGAAGGCGAAACACTTGGGGACACAGAGGGACTTACAGAAGGTGAGCCACTGGGCGAAACCGAAGGTGACACCGATGGAGAACTTGACGGACTGGCACTGGCACTTGGCGATGCCGACGGTGATCCAGAAGGACTTACCGATGGAGTCGCTGAAGGTGACGAAGAAGGCGAGACACTTGGTGAGCTCGACGGTGAAACACTCGCACTAGGACTTGCCGACGGTGATGTTAAAGGAAATGAAGTATATGCTGATGTCGGAGGTGTGAAGTCTGATGTCCAGATCGCTGATCCTCTAAGGATCCTTACTTCTTCCATCCAGCCGTTTGTCAAATATCCTATAACAGAGTTAGCTCCGACCTGGAGCTCTGTTGCTCTAACTACCCAGCCACCAGCATAAGATTTTGTCGTGCCTAGCTGTGTTCCATTAACAAAGCATCGCCAGTTATTACCATCTCTCGTGACAGCTATATGGTACCATGTGTTGGCAGACATCGATGCATTACCGAAATGATGATCGAATGATCCAGGATAATCACGGAATCGTAAATTATTCGCTCCTTCATTCGCAAAGTAAAAATAGGATCCTCCAGATGTTGGCCTACCTATCCAGCATTGAGATCCAGATACCGATGGTGTCCTATACCAAAAATCTATTGTGAAATCATCAGTACCAAAGTCCCAGTCTGTTGAATCTGGTACCGAGAGCCAGTCTCCAGTCCCATCGAACAGAGCTGATCCAGTACCAAACTTCTTCTGGGCCGTATCGATTTGAGCATCTCCATTAGCCGTGACCGTTCTGGCATATGAAGAATTGTCAATAAATGTCGTGCTGGTATCTGTACCGTCGCAATGTAACAAGAGAAGAGTCTCTGAATTGTGCGTAGGTGAAGGCGAAGCACTCGGAGATGCAGAGCTCGACGGTGATGCTGATTCCGACGGACTCGCTGACGGACTTGAAGAAGGTGTGGCTGGAGAGCCAGAAAGAGGCACTGTAGGAGGATCGAAATTAGTTGTGTACATAGCCGTACCCTTAACGATACGGACATCATCAAACCATCCATTATTCCAATAGCTTGCCTCTGCAAATGCACCGACTTGCATTGCCACTGATCGATCAATCAATGCTCCACTGATCGTAATGTCAGCACCAATCTGAGTACCGTCGATAAAGATCCTAACATCGTCACCATATCTTACGGCAACAAAATGATACCAAGTATCTGCCGAAGGTGACCAGGCCACACTCGAATTGACAGCTGATCCACCGTAATCACGGATCCTTACGGTACCACCTTCCTTGGCAATATAGAAATATGATCCTCCACTCGTGTACCGTGTGACGATCCCAGCACTACCAGGCACTGAGGAATCATATCGGATCCATGTCTCGACTGTCCAGTCACCAGATCCCCAATCCCAATCTGCCGAATCTGGAATCGTAAAATAATTACTTGTTCCAAGCTTTATCGATGCTGTTCCAAATTTCTTTTGAGCTGTATCGAGCTGACAAGATCCCTGGGCCACTGGTGTATGTCCACCGTTAGAGCTATCAACAATGGTCGTGCTCTCGTCGGCACCGTCACCATAAGTAAGAAATACTGTATTGTCATGATACGGACTGTTCTGGTGTGGATCATAAGAGATAATAACTACACCGTCACCACCGTCACCACCTTGCTGGTTATCCCAGCCTCCTCCACCTCCACCTCCGAGGCCATCCGTTCCGTTGTCTCCTTTGGTCGCACTCGCAGATCCGTCGCCACCTCCACCTTGACCACCAGAGCCTGGTGTTCCACTTAAGGTCCCACCACCACCTCCTCCAGAGTAATAGATGTTCGTTCCAGAAATATCGTTTTGTAAGCCATCTCCTCCGTCGCCTCCTACGCTTGGGCCAGTGGATCCGACTGATCCATCTTCACCCATGCCACCACCACCACCTCCAGCATAGGATCCAGCACCTATCGCTCCATCTCCACCTTGTGAGCCTTCTCCATAATGAGTGAATTCTGGATAAGAGCTTCCACCTCCACAGCCACCATCTGCTCCACCTTGGATTGTCTCTGGATCATTACCGTCACCGACACCTCCTCCACCACCACCAGATCCAGTGGCTGAATTAAATGTAGAGTCTCCACCGTCCCCAGATCTTGATCCCTCGCTTGTCGCACTGATACCTCCAGCACCGACGACAACTGTAAACTCACCTGGATCCAATATAGTAGAAGCTGTATATGTACTTCCACCAGCACCTCCACCTCCACCTATCTTATAACCTCCAGCACCTCCACCACCGACGACAAGATAGTCGCATGTTACGGCTTGGTTCAGAGTGAATGTTCCGTCTTCTGTAAAGGTATGGATTACCCTTCCACCTTCATATGTAATCGTTCCACCACTACCTAATTCATCTCCAGCTGATGGACTTACGGAAGGTGTAGCTGATGCACTCGGACTCGCTGATGCAGAAGGTGAGGCCGATGCACTTGGTGAGGCCGATGCACTTCCCTCTAAATATCTAATAATAACAATCCCAGATCCACCAGCTCCAGGATTAACATTCGGTGGAGTACCACCTCCTCCTCCACCTAAATTATCATCGGCATCCGTGGGAGATCCAGAATTGGATCCATCGCCACCACCTCCGAGGCCACCATCGCCTGGAGTATACCCAGCAGTCTGCACACCTCCTCCTCCACCTCCAGCATAATAAACTGAGGATCCAGAGATCGAGCTTGCGACACCATCGCCACCATCGCCACCGTCAGAGCCAGTACCATCTTCGCCTACTTCAGATGCTCCACCTCCACCACCTCCACCGTGAGCACCACTTTGAGGAGGCCCAGTACCACCGTCGTATCCGACTCCATATCCGTATGTATCGTTTTGAGTTGTCTCGCCAGGAGCACCGTAGTTGTAGTTTCCACCACCACCAGATCCTCCATCACGACCAGGACCAGCTGGAGAGTTACCACCTCCACCTCCTCCACCAGCTACGGCAGTGTGACCGAGGCCAGAAGAATCGTTTCCATCATTTCCTTGTGCGTTTGAGACTGGAGCGACACCACCGTCACCGACTACAATGGTGTAGCCAGTTGCTGTTACGGCAACATTCTCCGTGTAGACATATCCTCCAGCACCACCTCCAGCAGAAGCTCCATTGGATCGTCCACCAGATCCTCCTCCAGCGATTATAAGAATATCACAATCGAAGGAAGCAACTGGTGTAAAGGTGCCATCGGATGTAAAGGTATGTATGGTGTAACCACCATCTGTGGTGATTGTACCACCAGTAGCTCTCGCCATGAATTACTCCACTTGTGTTGCGAGCTCGAATGAATTGGCCTGGACATTTCCTATGATCCAGGTCGTTGCGTTCAGAGTCTCGTAGTCAGAAATATTATCTAACCGAATGGTGTCGCCATTGGAGAACCCATGAGCTGTGGCTGTTACTTGAATCGGATTGGACAGAGTGATCAGTGTAATGTAAATTGGACTGCCACCATAGGTGACACCACAGTCTACAAAAAAACTATTCTCTGCCAGGAATCTCTTCCCTCCAGAGATACAGTCTGCCTCCACGATTCTTTTTGACATAACTTCGATGAAACGATAGTCTCCTCTTTTGACTGACATCCAGAGCTCGTCAAAACCTTCGCCTGGTATGGTAGCAATTGATTCGATCTCGGCATCGTCGTTGCCAGCAATGGTTCCAGTATCCATCGAGAACCATGCCACGACTTCTTGCTCTCTCATGTAGGTCATACCAAGAAGGACTCCGTCATCACGCAAGCACCATACGATGCTGTCTGGATCTTGTTGGTAAGCCATATCCACGATTGACCATTTGTCGAATAGATGTTTAGCTAAAATGTTTAACTCTGCTCCAGTAAAACTGTCCGACTCTACAGAGTACCCAAGGTTACGGACAACCTTTCCATTTGATTGTATGTATATTGCTTCGTTACCGACGAGGACTGGTGAGATCCCAGAGGATCCTCGATAACCTTCCACGGACTGCTCGATACTCAAAGGAGTAAGTGCTGTCCCTTGGTTCGATCCTATCGTCCATTCAGAGGAAGATGTAAGAGCGATCAGCCTCTTCATAGCCGTGAGGCCGTTGATAGCATTTAGCTGTCTGCTTGGTAGGTTTACAGTTATACCGTCGGTATCTAATAATGGTGAATGCCTAAAGAAGCTGGTGTAGTTTCCAGTCTGAGTCATCCAGATCGTCATAGGCTCGCTGTCTGTTCCAGCAAAGCATAATCGATCTTGATAGAATCTGGAGACAATAGGCCATCCTCGTCGATCAGACCATGAACCTTCGGCCCAAGATTCAGATGCCGTCGTCAACCCAAAGTCTTTAATTGTAGTACAGATTAAATTTGTTGCACTTGAATATGTTTCTCCCTGGGCAATTCCTTCATGATAGTATGAGTCCGTCGTGAGATCTGCATTACATGTACCACTTGAATAGTCATACATGTTTGCTCGGACCAAGAATGGCTCTGTATTGATCTCGATGTCCTCGGTCCCAGATGTATTCACATTGAAATCATCTGCCGAAGTGAAGGTTCTCAAGGCCGTCCAGGTAGATCCACCATCGTTGCTCTTCTCTATCTTAAGCTTACCAGTCCATGTTCCGTGAGTGACAAGCCTCCAGGTAGTGAAACAGCCAATAGAAGATCCAGTAGTCGCTGATGAAAAGGCCGTAGATGCAGTCTGTCCCTCGATGTAATGCCTTACCTTAAATAGTGCTCCGACATGAGTAGGCCAAAAGATCCCTGGACTTGAAACAAGAGTCGTCGTACCAGTTACTGCACTCGGTGCTATCGTCGTCGCTGTGATGTTCTCTGCCATGAATGGACCATCAGTAGGCTCATAGAGCTCAAGCCTCCAGTCGTACTCGCCATATCTCGATAAGGTCCTTGTCTGATAATCTGGATGCGTGATATAGATCACATCAGCAGAGCTCTCAAGATTAAGATCCATGAGATCAGCTTCGGCATACGGAGTATAAATCTGGTACATTGATTGGTTGGCCCATACTGCTGGATAGGTTTCTGGTGGCTCTCCAGTCGTTCCATCTGGATCGATGCAGAGATATGAAGAAGCATTGTATGTTACCCAGTCATTAATTGCATACGCACTTCCAGTGGCCCAGTCGGTGTGATCTTCCAGGGATGTTGGTACTGGTGCCTGGTCCGTGAAGAAGCGAACATAGTATTCGCCAAACTCCAGGATGTAGGCTTGTGTCTGAGAAAATACAAATGATCGTACTATCGTCGTCTTGTCAGAATGCCTGGCTGTTGCCATGTACTTTGTGCCAGGTCTATTTGATGCACCACCGTGTGGGTGGACATAGAAATTCCTACAAGTCTTGAGGCCAGTCCTATACTTCTCGATATCAACTCTCGGATATATCGACGGAGAGAACTCACCACCACTAAATGTAGGTTGGATCGGATTGATTAGTGGCATTGGTTATCCCCTCGAATCCACAATTGGATTACTTTGTGTTGGCTTTCGTTTCTTCTCGCTATGTGCGATCCTCTTGGCCTCATGGATCACTCCGTTATAAATCTCCGTAAGAGTAAGAGCTTTCTTTTCATCTCCAGTCAGCTCCATGCAAATGCTCGAAGCCAATCTATAAGAGAAGGCCATGATGAATTTCGTGTCCCATATCAAAGTGTCGGTTACATTATAAGTATATTCTACATAGGCAGTGTTCAGTGTATCAAGGTTGCATAACAGAATCCTCTCTGCCAATGTTGGATTGTAAACAACTTCAAATAACTGTTCATGTTTCTTGTCTACATTGGTCGCATCATAAACGGCCCAGACGGTCACAGAGCTTGATGGATATGTCGTGAAGAAGTCCCACTCTGGATATACTGTTGATGCGATGTCGGTCCTATGCAAGATCGTGTCTTGGCATGTTGCGAAGGGCCATTTGAATTCACGGAAAACATCGTTACGACAAGGTCCCCAGTGACGATTTAAGGCCAGTGCCGATGGATTATTGTTTGACACATCCGTAGCCAAGTCCGAGGCCAGTGGCTTCATTCCCAAATGGGACAAAGCGAGATCACAGACAGAAGCTACATTCATGGTCAGATCGGTGATTGCCATAATGTTATCTCCCTGGATCCGAGAGAGAAGATCTCCTCTGCCTTCGTTGGCTCGGAAGTCTTCCCTCTCTTCTCCGTTTTTCTTTTAGCTTTATCTTTTCACAGATCCAGCATCTTTTTTTTTACTCGTCGTGGCTCTCCTTGGCCTTCTTCTCGGTGTCTTAACAACTTTCTTTTCATCAGCGATGTTAGGCACCTTGTCTGTGGTCATATCAGCCATTCGACCAATACGGTTCACAGATTGACCAGTAGTAATCCCACCTTCGACCTTCCTCTGTTGGCCTGGTGCCAATTCAACTGGCTCAGTCCTATGAGGTGGTGGCTTCGGTGGATCTGGAACAAAATCAGCGAGAGGGACGAAGTGCCGAGGTGGATTCATTGCTGGATCTATCTCGACGACCTCGCCCTTCTCCCACATCCGTCCCAGGAAACCGTGACAAGAATTAATTACCTTGTATTGCATTTTATAGCCTCCTGGCTATTCTGCCTTGGTTAAGCTAATGCTCCGTCAATATCAACATCCTTGACGATGAACATGTCAAACTTTCCAGCAGTAAGATCAGCAGTGCCTATAGTGATATAGCCACGGATGTATCTCTCTGCAATCGGTGGGATCCTTATCTTAAAGGTAGTCCCAGCCGTTAGAACTGCTTTCAACTTATCGCCAGTAGCGACGAGTGTCGTAGCAGAACTAAACCCAGTGTTGTCATCAGTCTGAAGACTGAAATCAACTGTGGGTGCACCACTGGAGGTGACAGCTGTATCAACACGCACATAGAAAAACGCACCTTCATACGAATCTCCACCAGCTTGAGTGTCAATATAACTCGTCGAAGCAGACGAAACCGTAGTTTCCAAAGCATCGGCTAGTTTCAATAGATCATCTAAAATCATTGACTTTCTCCTTTTGATTGAACTGCATTTATATTATTCAGCTACGATTATGTAGCCACCGTTGCTGTTGTGATCGTTGCTTCTGTATTCAAGATGGAATCGATCCTACGACAAGGAACTCCCTGGAACATCAGAACATCGTTCATTCTGAATACTGGGTTTCCTTTGATCTCGCCCATGCTTAACCAAACATTACTCTTATCCAACAACTTAACAGACAACATCGTCTGCACCGTTTCATTCATGTAGAACACTGGACGACAGCCAGCACGAGGTGGCATTTTACCAAGGGCCATGATCATCATCTTGATGATATTTGCCGAGGTGTCCGAAGAATCACTTGCAGTCAGCAAGGCAGAAACATCAACATTACAGACACGAACAACATATCGGTAATCATCGACAGCAATGCCAGCTTTCCACTGGAATCGTGATTGGTAAACCTTCATGAATGATCCAGAGTTATTCGGATCGGAGATGGTGATCTTTCCATCATCTTCGTGAATAAGTCCAGCCTTGGAGCCTTTAGGATAGATACCATAAACTTTGTTCGGTGCCCAACCGACAAGCCAGATGCTGGTATTATCAGAACCAGTACCACCACCGTCGATCAACTGACTGTATGTGGTATAGGTAGAGCCGAGTGAGAAATAGCGAGATGCTAATCCATCAAACTTCTCTGGTGTTGCAGAAACATTACCATAAATCAAAGTGCTTGATAATGTGTCCGAAAGGCCTTCGATGAAAGCCTTGTCCTGGCTGAATCGGAAAGATTCAGTGTTACCATTCAACATGGCAAGATCACAATCAATGTGGCTTAAAGCTTCAAGCATACCGACAGAGTTTGTGATTTGACCAGTCGTGGCCTTTGTTGCTGTGACACCTTGATTCAACATTCTCCAGGATCCAGCTGGCTTGCTTGTACGGACCACACTTAAGTGACCAGTAGGCAAGTTACCTTCGATCCATGGAATGTCGTCGAGGATATCATTGTACTGTTGCAGAACTTCTGCAATTGCTGGGATCCGACCTTGAGGATCCATAACTCTTGCTACATCGAGCAAGGTTGGGAATTGATCTCCTAATACACCCATTGGTTTTCTCCTTATTTTTTAACTTCGACGAGGCCTTACTCGTTCATACTTGGATACATCTTTTTGAGATCTATCCCAGGCTTCGTCGGCTGATTAGTCTTTCCTGGATCAACAAAAGTGTCTTCACTTATTGCCTTTCCAGCTTTTACAAACAAACGAACTATCGCTGGATGGTTGCCCAGTCCAGTGTCATTTAAAATTTGACGAGCATCCTTATCACCGAATTTGTCCATAAACTTACCAGCCACAGCCAGGTTAGCTTGAAGCTCATCACCATGTTCCTTCTTGGTGTCTTCTCCCCATTCCGTGGTTGTCTTGTTCCAATCATTGACGGCCTCTTGCGTTTGTGCATCAAACTGTTGCTTGATGTACGGAGCATAGGCATCGACCAACTGCTGGCCTTGTTCCTGGGTGACACCGATTTCTTTAAATATTGGAGTGACAGCTTCGACCAATCCAGTATCGATCTCCATTCCTTCTGGAGCTTTGAATGCGTATGTCCCTTCGGATCCTTGTGACTCGCCTCCTTCATCCTTACCACCCAACAAAGTGCCTTCGTCCTTCGAGCCTTCAGCTTCACCAGTGGACTGAGATCCTTCCTGGTTGGTCTGTTGGCCTTCAGCCGTTTGCTGTTGCTCTGTGGATTCGGTTGATTCTGTTGTTGCTTGAGCATTCTCTTCTGGCATGTTGTGCCTCCTTCTGTTTGACCAACTGGTCGTATTCCGTAGACTGCGACTAGCCGTCTGTTTTTAAAATATCTTTGGCCTCGATTGCATCCTTCGCTTCGAGCTCTTCTCTTTTAAGCTCTGAGGCATTCTCCCTTTGCATCTGCATAAATACTTCTGGCTTGGACTCCATCAACTCTGATAGTGCCCATACACCAACACTCCGACGACCACAATTGTAAGTAGTACCAAATCCCTGGTCACCGTGAACATATCCATCTTTGAAGATCTCTCCTTCACTTAAGACTCGCCACACGAACCGACGGCCCTCTGGTGTTGATGTTACCACTCGAATATCATTTAACTCTCGATCCCTCTTCCTCTTCTCTCTCTCTTCTGGTGTCTCTGGTTTCCTCTTATCGACCATTATAAACCGAACCTTCTTTTGAGCTTGAAGCAATTTTCCAAGAGATTCAGATCACCGACACATATTAGGTGCTCGACCATAATATCATCCAGTGCCCTCATCGCTTGCTTCCTTGTATTGATCCTCTTGCCCTTATACAAGAAGACCACTTCAAGATCTTGTTTAATTTTTTCCGTCACGGTTTCATCACTTCTGATGCTCTCTTAAGGACAGAGTCACCTTCCAGGCCAGCATCTGCAAGGTTCTTCACTGACTTAGATAATGGCTCTGCCGAGGCCATCGCCATCTGTTGTTGCTGTTGCTGTGCTTGTGCATCACGGATCGCATCGACGACCACTGGATCATTGATGATCTTCGCTGGTGCACCCTCATTGGTTCCGTACTCACGGACCGTTTGATCAATGTCGATCAAGTCAAGAGCAGACGGTGCGAGCTGTGCAAGATTTCCTACAAAGGCCAGGATCTTCTCTATAGCAATGGATCCGACGGATCTCTGCATCTGTGCCAATACGGAAATGTACTGGACCTTTATCTCTGCACCTTGCATCTCTTCTGGTGGCATAGGCAATAGGCCGTTGTCCAACATGATACCGAATACCAATTCCACAACTGGACTGAGCATCTCCTCGTCCATCTGATTGAGGATTGGAGCCATGAGCATGATGATCTCTCTCTCCCTAGATGCTACCTCAGTCGCTGTCATGTTTCTCTTATCGAGTGATGCGAGCATCGTGAACATGTCCGTAAGGAAATGCTTATCGATAGCACCCTTCGTGCTGTTGATGATCTCGATAAAAGATTCCATGGCTGGATTGATCTGATAGGCTGGTCGTAAACCAGCATTCGGAACATTAGCCGTTGTCTTTGTGACTCCACCTGGAAGTAAGTTTGCATGCCCATCTACATGAGCATCCGATTGCATCGGTGGATTGTGGAGCTTCTCTTGAGCGAGCAGTTTATCATACTTCGTCTTCTGCAATTCCTTAACATCACCTAATGCATCCCACCCTGGCCCATAACCGTAGACGATATCGGTTGTAGGTACTGACCAGCGAGGAGCCACGACTGGGAATCGGATGTAACCACGAACATCCAGGAACTGATCATCTGCTTGTTCACCCTTGATCCAGTAGGCTGATCTGAATGGCATGTTCTTAAAATCTGCCATCTTCGCATCCCTTTGATCATTAGGTTCAATCAAATGCCGTACTCTTACCTGGGTGTCTATCTGATTCGTATCCCATAACGACTGGACCGACGGTGGACAATTCTCATAACTGAAGGACTTAACAATCTGGGCCACTGTCATCTCGAATGATCTTGCAAACGAATTGACCTTCCCTTTATTGTCTGTGCCGAGATAGAATTCGCCAGCCGTATAGTTTCTTGTACGAATAACTGTGTCCTGGTCCTCTAACAAAACGAAACACCCAGTGCCGAATGTTAATAGCTCTTCATAGGTGTTCTGAAATGTTCCATAGATATTGGATCCTTCAAGGACCGTGTACATTCTCTTCTGGACTTCTTCAAGCCAAAGCTTCGCATTCGGATATTCCATCATTGCTTCGTCAGCGAGGATCAACTTGAACCAGGGCCTACTCTTGGATGTGATCCCAGAGTTAAGGCCACTGGCTGTTTTTCGTATAGAATTCGTTGCATGAGAATCCAGGACTACTTTATGATCGATCATCGTCCCTCTGATGATCTTCGTTTCATCGAATAGGCCTCGTGTTGGATTAAGGTATGTAGACAGAGATCTCCATGATGCGATGTAATGTTGAGCTTCCCTCTTCATCGCCTCGAATCGCTTATCGAACTCCGACTTTTTGGAAGACACACCAGTGGACCAATCGCCTTCCTTACCACCAGTGTCCTTATAAAACTTTTTAGGTGGTGGCATATTAACTCCCTAGTGTTGATTTGCCAGTGGCTGGAGCTGATAGGTCTGCTCCTTGACCGACGATCCCCCTGGCACTTGTTTTAATCGTTGATTGCAAGCCAGATCTCATTCTTGCAAGTTTCTTCCTTCTTCCTTCAGCTTGATCTTGTGAGCTCACCTCAGACGGTTGAATGATCGGAGCTGGTGCTGGTGGTGGAGCTGGTGGTGCTTGAACAACTGGTGGTGCTGGTGGTGCTGGTTTAGATCCTCCGAAACACATGGCATTCTCCTTATGTCAATGGACTGTATTGTAATGGGTTATTTGGATCATTAGAGCCACCAAGCAATGTCTTCTGTCTCTCTTCCATTGCTGTCGGTAGCTTCTTCTTAATTGCTTGTTTCTGTTTTGGCTTTGCTGGCTGATTCTCTTCGAGATTCATTGGATTCGTGCTCGACTGCTTCATGATTTCAGAATTGTATCCAGTGTCCCTGGTCTTCGTCGGCTTGTTGTAATATTCTGCAACAGCCATTGTATTGGATAGGCCACCACCAGGATCCACAATGTTAAACAAGGCTCGCTTCCATCCTCGTTGGACATTCTGATTCCCAACATTACTCATGACTCCACCCATTAGATCCGATGAACACATTAGGCTATCATCCTCTTATTTGCATATGTTCCAAGCATCTGCCTGGTCCTATTTCTTTGTGACTGCTGAACTGATGCCATAGGTGTAGGTGCTGATGATTTTGCTGATGCTGACGGTGTTCCCATCGTCGATGGTCTAGCCTTTCCTACATACTCTGGAAAATGTCTCTGATGTCCAGCCGTCTTATCGACTGCACCGACGAAAGCATCTTGTGCTGGTCCTTTTCTTGCAAAACACATAAGCTTCTCCTATGTCTTCGCCAATGGCGATAACGGATTGTACCTTGGCTGTTCTTGATTGTTCTGTCCCACCTTGAGAGGATCATACTTCTGGGATCCCTGGGTGAGATTGCTGAACTGCCTCTGGCTCTTATTCATAACTGGGAAGGCAAATGTTAGAGCGAGTGCATCACCATCATCTGGACTGGCGATGTCTCTCTTCTGCATGGCTTCTTTGGATTCTAAAAGGATTTTCCCACTGTTAGGGCCAGACTGAACACTAAAAGCCTCTGGTGCGATTAGATCATTACAGAGATCCGAATCGTCTGGGATTGCTCCACCGTCCTTCAGCCATTGTTTCATCTTTCCCCACATCTCAGCTCGCTTATTAGCG